GTGCGCCCAGTATCACATATATCATCTACGAACACAACTGTCTGGGTGCCGTATGATAATATCTGAGATAGTTCTTGTCCGAATATGCCAACCACATCCGCGTCTCGGTTACTATGATGTATCGATGTCATAGGAAACCCAGTGATGTGACTCAACATGGTTGCTGGAATCAGGCCACCGCGAGCGACTCCTACGAGGTGAATATTATCTCGTTCCTCGCCAGTGTCACTAGTCATCAAACTATCCGCAACATTACGTGTCAACGAATCGACATCGTCCCAGGACAAAGTTATTTTATCTTTAGTGAATATCATTTTCCTATTGCGTTCCCATATATGTGACAGTGAGCTCTTGTTGTATAACTATATCCTAATTGAATGGACTCGTCCGCTATATCGGCTTCAGTTAGTTTGAGACCTTCGACCGTACCACCAACGCCCATTATCCACACATCCCACCCAACTCCATTTAACCTATACAAAGCTGTGTGCTCCTTCACTTCATTCCAACTAGCAGACGATCCGTTGACAACATACTTTAGTTGACCCAGTTTTGACTCAACCGCATACCCAGCCACTACCCCAGGCTTAATAGCTCGCGATACCTTTTCTCCGGCAGTACTCCATAACTTAGGTGATACGCTCCAGAACCATTCTCCCCAATGACCATTGCTGAGATTTCTTTGAACATATGATACGGCTTGCTTACCCGACACTTCAATGTCCTGCGTTCCATTAGTCTCAACTGTCACGTTACTCGGTAGATTCTTGCGCTTACTGAACTCCTCTAGGATGGCGCACATGGCCTCCTGATTATGTTTCATCATCGGCTCGCCACCCGTGAATACCATATGAACGTCTTGCTTGGTATCAGGATTGACAAACAATCCGTGAGGAAGAAGAGCTTCTAGCTCATCCACAATGTCTGATGCTGTCTTATCTTTCATCAGATGCCGATACTTCTTTGACCAGGTGTATGAGCTATCACACCCTTTAGAAAACACAGGCAATTCCTCGACAGTAGTAATATCCTTGAGGTCAAGATCGTTATAAGGCAATTCCCAGCTGTCGGGGTTAGTAGGATCATCCTGACCAAACCCATCGCACTGTAAGTTGCAAAGATAGAACCTGATCCACAGAGAAGGTCGGCCAGTAAACTGACCCTCCCCCTGAGCAGAAAAGAAGGTTTCACTATACTTAAACGTTTTCATTATTACGGGTATCCAGACTACTCAGATTCATTTGATTGTGGTTCGCCTTCTATCCTCTTTACATCTCCCTGTAACGCTGCAATAACATCATGCGATTGGTTATAAGGAAGCTGGACCAATATATTCAGCACCTGGTTTAATACTTCTTCACTTATTGTAAACATACTTTAACTCCCGGTTTAAATGTTTTGAACAATACTAATGTTTGATATGGTGCCATTATACAGGCATCTACCAATATAGTCAACGTCATATATTGACTTCTAATAATATTTCGATTGCAATCAGTAATAACAAAGCCCACGCCGTACCAAATATTACACAGTACAAGGCCATCATTTTGCGACCGACATTGGTTGTGGTTTGAACCCTCTGCAATATATCAGCTATGGCGAGCCACCCGGCTGGCAGCAGAAGTGCACATATAATAACAGCAACTATCACTCGAACTCTCCGTCTTCTTTATGGCCAGATACGTAAGCCATGTTACTGGGAGTCTCTCTAACTTCTACCCTTGAGCACCATACACGATCAGCCTCGCCATAGTTTGGAATAAAGATAGTGTTTACCCACTCGTATAGGAATGAAGCTAGTGCTTCACACCCAGTAGCTTCCACTTCCGTAATCTTAGCTAATCCAATATCCCCGAGCCGCTTAATCTCATCATACTGGGGATCATCAACAGCTAGCAGGAGAGTGTGATCGAACCAATCTTCTAGTTGCTCCTTGAGAGGTCGGAGGCCACCATAGTCCATAACCCAGTTGCGAACATCCAAACTATCAGACTCAAATTCAAAGTGAAAAGAGAACGCATATCCATGTATATCATTGCAGTGGGATTCGGCCCGCCATTGACGATATGCGCAAGGCGCTATATTCGTGTATGTTTTTGTTGATGTGTATTTCTTCTTGCTCATTATGTCTCTTCCTCTAAAGCCCAATCATCACACCAATCTTCACACCGTTGTTGGGTGAAGTCGTGTAGGTTCCATTGTTCGTATACCATATCATCTCTATCAATAAAAGCAAAATTGTATACTCCTCCACCCACGTAAGTTAATTCACATAGGCTCCCTGTGTCTCTATAATATGTGCCAATTTTAACACTAGACATCATCTACCTCCTCACCCTTCTGTTTCTGCTGCTCTACTTTAATCTGGTCTAGCAGAGATCGGTTGAACATATCGAAGAAACTTTGTAGCGCAAATAATCGTTCCACGTACGAACCATACCAGTAACCAGCTTTCCAGGTTACATACATGATAGCTAGGGTTGAAATTGTATGCAGAATTGGATCCATGTTACTCCTCAAATCTCAAGTGTGCCGTTTCTTGCCCACGTGCCGCATCAGTGCGGTCAAATACCGGAATGCTGTCGTCGACCAATTCTTCTTGTTCTTGATCTACATCATACAGCTTCATACGCGATCGGTCAACACCAATAGTAAATCTTTTATACTTGTTGGGATCAGCATAACGATTCTTTAGCTGCTTCACCATAATACGCCCCATCTGTTCGAGCTCGTCATTAACGACCAAGGCAAACATGAGATCAGCTGTAGCAGGGAGTCCGAATGACTCTGACGTGTCGTCCAAACCTGGGTCACTGTTAGTGAATCCCGAGCGAGTTGTCTGGGTCGCCGACACAATAGGAACATTAAACTCCACAGCCAATCCTCTAAGCTCCTCAGCGATAGCTTTGATATAAGTGTATGAGTTAATAGATCCGCCCATAGCTTTCATCCGACTACTCGAACAGATATTTAGGTAGTCAATATAGATTACATCTGGGGTAAAATTCTTCTTGAGTTTTAACTCTTGTATCAAGGCTCTAAAGTGTCCAGAGTTAGCCTGCCCAGTAGGATATTCCTTTATGATCAACTTGCCGTTGGTTCGGGTTGCCACATCACCCACCCGATCCTTAAACATCTTCTTTGATAATGCCTCCAGTTCATCTATTGGAACATTTAGCATGTTAGCATCAATCCTCTCAGCTATCCGCTCCTCAGCCATCTCTGCCGTGATGTATAATACATTATTACCTGATGCTAGGTGGCCAGCTGCCATGTGACACATAGCTAGAGATTTACCGACACCCGTTCCAGCAAGGATAATGTTAAGAGTCTTGCGAATCAACCCACCTTTAGTAATCTTGTTGAACATATCGAGATCAAACGGGATGCGCTCTTGCTGCTCATGGTAGAACTCATACCGTTGATCAGCGTTCTCTAAATAATCGTGGCCAACATTGGTATCGAATGTTACGGACAGAGCTTTCTGTAAAATGTCTGGGAGGGCATTCTTAGTGAGCTCTGAATCCTTGCCATCAATGATCTGGATCGATTGCATGATAGCGTTGAACAATGCTCTATCCTGACACCATTTCTCTGTAGCATCCAGCAACCAATCATCGTCAACTATTGTGTTTTCGAACAACGAAGGCATTACGGATATGCCTTCTGACATATCACCAACAAAGGTTCCAGCTTCGGGCAGGTATATGCCAAAAGTTTCTTGAGTGGGAATCTTATTGTACTTGGCGACATATTTAACCAGAGTTAGATATAACGGTCGATACACTCCCTCAAAGTATGTAGGATCCACAAACGGTATGACCTTGCGCATATAGTCATCATTATTAATGATGCTGCGGAGGATTACTACCTGCATCTGATCATCAGTACTCAATTTATTCGCTCTTGTTTCGTGCGGCGGTAGTAGCATCGGCAAGAATTGCTGACAGCATATCTCCTGCAGCCAACTGCAGGTCCACATCATCGAGGGTTAGGTCGGGCATAGGTGAATAAACTATGGAGAAGTTAAAATTCAATGATTCGTTATCCTCATCTATGGATACAGCGCCATAAGTTATTACTGTTTCCGAGAACTGTCCTGTCATAAATCTAACATTCCAATGGGAATCCTCTTGAGTTTCGTCGGTCGGCACTAATGCGTAATCTGTATCTTCGATCATTCTAATTCT